GATGCTACAGTAAACAAAGAAGGAATACATTTTGATTTAGAATTATCAGAATGGGATTCTACTGCTGCTTTTACAGAAACACTATTTGAAAAATATTACAGATTTTATATTGCTGGTATATTTAATTCTGCAAAAAGACTGACAACTATAACTGCTAGATTGCCAAAGAAGTTTGTGATAAACTTTACATTAGCAGATACTCTAGTAATAAACAGCAATAGATATAAAATAAACAGCATAACTACAGAGTTGTTATCAGGATCTAGCCAACTTGAGTTATTAAATGAAACAGTAAATGATGCTTTAGCTACTCAAACAGAAACTGGAGGAATAGGAGGACAGCAAAATGCACCTTTAACAAATGTATTAACACTATATCAATGTGATAGTCCTAATAACACATTTGAATCTGTATCAACATTAGCAACATTAAATCTAGCAAACAATCAAAGAGTAGAAGATTCATCAGGTAACTCATATAGAGTAACTGGAAACAATGCACCTGGAGCATATACATCTGTAGCTATAACAGCAACTGGTTTGACTGGATGTCCAACAACTCAGACACCTCCAGTAACCCAATACTATGGTTTGACTAAGTGTGCTGATAACAGCACTAACTATAGAACATCAACTGCTGTTGGTAGTCCTACTTATGCAATAACACAACAAGTGTTTGATAATACTGAAAAATATGTGATTAGAAATGCAACAGAGTTAGCAGCTACTCCAAGTGTAACTATATCTTCTACACCTAGTCCAGCACAGCTAACTTGTAGTGGGAATACTACTACAAATTATTATCAGTTAAATCCTTGTTGTTCTGGAACTACATTATTTGGATTCCATAGCAGTAACTCATTTAGTGGAACAGTTGTATATCAAGGTCAGACATATATAATAAGTCCAGCAGGATCTGGGCAGACTGGTACAATAGATATTGCAAGTCTAAATTCTGGAACTTGTACAACTTACTACTATTCTTTAAACAGTTGTACAGATGGTTCTATACAACATTATGGAACTAGTAATTGTAGTAATTTAAACAATACACAATTAACATATAATGGAACTTGTTACTCAATACAAAATACAACTAATACATCTGGTACAATTAATTTAGATTCTCTTAGTTCTTGTAGTTGTTCAAATCCAGCTCCTACATATTATGTGCTTAGAGATTGTCAGACTGTAACACTTGTTAGAACACAAACAACAACAACAGATTTAACACTAACTGTAAATTCAAACCCAGCTAATGCATCTAGAGTACAAGACACATCTACTGGTAAATGTTATACAGTAACTGGAACTACTCAAGACACAAATTTATATGCAACAGTAATAGGACAAGTTACAGATTTAGGAGTTTTAGATTGTCCAAGTACTCCTTGTACTACTACTTTATATTATCAACTAGAACAATGTTCAACTGGTAGTACAAGTTTTATAAGTGGTCAAACAACAACTCAAATATCATTAAGCACAAATGATATGGTGCATAGTGGTGGTAGTACATCTGGACCATTATATAGAGTAGTAGGAACAACTGCTAGTGGTACATCAGTAGGAACTGTAGTTGCAAGTTCTGCTACTGCTTGTCCAACATATTATGAACTACAACAATGTTACACATTACAAGGAAGTTATAGAACTGCTCAATCTATTACTGATATTAGTTTGAATGTAGGTGATAGAGTAGCTGATTCTTGTGGTATGCCATATACAGTTGTTTCTATTGGAGTGTCTGGAGGAGGATATGCTAATGTAGGAACAGTAACAGACTTAGGTGCAAGTGGATGTCCTTCTTATTCTTCACCTACTAGGTATGCATTACAGAAATGTGATGACAGTACTACTGGGCATATATCATTACAAACAGTAACAGATGTAACTCTTAATGTTAATGATACTGTTACAGTAAATTCAATTAGGTATCAAGTGTCTGGAACAACAACTAGCACAGCAGGTGCTGTAGGAGTAGTGTGTGCAGATGGAGGAAGTAACTGTATATCAACTCCACCTACACCAGTAAATCCTCCAGGATCAACTTATTATGCTAGATTCATAACTTGTGATGACCCAGCAGGATTAATAATACCAGTATATAGTTCTAGTCCTATATCTAGTTGGTGGGTTATTAGTCAAGTAGGAAGTTTTACTTGTTATAGATGGTTAGATAATACTCAAGGAGTAAATCCAACAGAGTTAAATAGTTCTAATTTTAATTTCTTTACAACTAATACTACTGCTGGAGCAAACTGTATAGATTGTAATAATCAAGCACCAGCTCCACCACCACCTTCACCACCAGCACAAACTTGTTTCCAAGTTGCTGTGTATAAAAGTGCAATATCAGCTATTGATTTATGTAGTCAAACACAACAAAGAACTGTAAATCTAAATGCAAGTACTTTAGGAGGTGCAAGTCAATTATATTCTGACACAGATTGTACAACTGTAAATACTAATCCACAATGGTTTAGTGAAACAACTAGTGGTAATTATTATTATTGGAATGGTTCATCATTTGCTGGACCTTATACACAAAATTGTCCATAATGAAAGAAATAGAAAACTTTATAACACCAGAAGAAGCAAAGTATTTAATGAATATGATAGATAGATATGCAAATAGGTCAATGGTAACTGCTGGTGGAGATCAGATGAATACAGTAAGTGCTGCTAGAACATCTTATACATCTAACTTAGTTGCTAATGACCCAACAGTAGAATCATTACATAAAAGAATAGCAAAGTATTTAGGTGAACCTTTACATAAAGGAGAATCTTTACAAGGTCAAAGATATGAAGAAGGACAATATTTTACATCTCATACAGATTACTTTACTGGAGAATCATATGATAAAAATTGTTTGTCAAGTGGAAACAGAACTTACACCTTTATGCTTTACTTAAATGATAATTTTGAAGGAGGTACTACTAACTTTCCACATTTAAACAAAGAATTTAAACCAAAAAGTTGTAAAGCAATAGTTTGGAACAATTTACAACAAGGAGTGCCAAATGAATATATGACACATAGTGGTGAAAAAGTTACAAAAGGTACAAAATACATAATCACAAGTTGGTGGAGAGAAAATTCTTGGATAGGTGCAGATGATGGAAAGCAATATCAACAAAAATTAAAAAATCAACAATTAAGTATTATATAAATAAGATGCTAAAGAACATTATAGAACTTTTACAAGTAGTAAATGGAGAAACTGAGAGGATCAGATTTGCACAAGGCAGCCATTTTCTTCCAGATAATTGGAAAGATGCCTTTAAGATAGCTAAAAGAATGACAAAATTTGACAAACAGGATCAATGAAAATAGGAAAATATAAAATAAGCATTGAGGTAGACAATCAAAAAGCTAATGAAGACCTAAAAGACACTAATGAAGAACTTAGTGTTATGCAAACTAATATGGAAGATGTTAGTGAGACTGGTGATGCATTGACTGGAGGTCTAGTTTCTCAGTTTAACAATGTAAAAAAAACCATAGGAACAGCAATTAAAAGTCTTAAAACTTTAAAAGGTGCATTAATAGCTACAGGTATAGGTGCATTTGCACTTGCAATAGGTGCAGTTACAGCAGCATTTACAAGTTCAGAAGAAGGTCAGAATAGATTTATAAAGATTACTAAACAGATTGGTGTAGTAGTAGGTAATGTTACAGATATACTTGCAAGTTTTGGTACTGCTATTTTAAATGTTGGTAAATATCTAGGAGCTAGATTTAGAGGAGATGCAGAAGGAGCTGCTGAGGCAGTTGATGGTATTACTAGTAGTTTTAAAGAAGCAACAGATGGTATTAAAAACTTTGGAGAAGAAACTAGAAAAGAAATAGAGACTGTTGGTAAACTTGCAGATGCACAAGCTAGAGGTGATAAAATACAAAGACAATTAATAGTTGATAGAGCAAAAGCAGATAGAGATAGAGCAGACCTTCTGGAAAAAGCAGTAGATAGAGAAAACTTTACAACAGAAGAAAGAATTGGATTCTTACAAGAGGCAAGTGCATTAGAAGATGAGATTACACAAAAAGAAATTGCTTTAGCTAGAATTAGACTAAACACTAAAATAGAAGAAAACAAATTATCAGGATCTACTAAAGAAGATTTAGATGAAGAAGCACAGTTAAGAGCTGATTTAATAACATTACAAACTGCACAGCTAACAAAGCAGAAAGAAGTAACATCTCAAATTATTGCACTAAAGAATGAAGATAAAGCAGCAAAAGATAAAGAGAAAGCAGATGATGAAGCAGATAGACAAAAAGAGTTAGATGCAGAGGCAGCTTTTTTTGAAGCACAAAGAGAGGCATTAGCTACAAATGAAGAAGCTAAGACTGAATTATTAGTTACAAAAGCAACAGAGAGATATGATGCTCTTATAGAACAAGCTAAGAAGTATGGTGGTGATGTAGTAGCATTAGAAAAATCTAAAGCAGAAGCTATTGCAGAGATAACTAAAAAGAATGAGGAAGATACTGGAGAAATTGTAGAAGAAGGAGAAAAGTTTAAAGCAGATACACTACTTAAATTTACAGCATTAGGTATAGGTATAGCTACAGAAGGTTCAAATGCTGCTAAGGCATTAGGTATAGCACAAGCTATTATATCTACATATGTAGGTGCAGCAGATGTGTTAAAAACAGAGAAAACATTGATTAGAAAAATTGCTGGAGTTGCTACAGTACTAGCTACTGGTTTTCAACAAATAAAAGCTATTAGACAAACACAAATACCAGTACTAAGTGTAGGAGGTGTAACTGGCTCAGCAGGATCTGCACCAGCACCTCAAATACAGCCTCCATCATTTAATGTTGTAGGTAGTTCACCAATTAATCAACTTACAGAAGCTATAGCTGGACAACAAGACAAACCAGTACAAGCATTTGTAGTTGCTGATGAGGTTACAACTGCACAAGAGTTAGCTAGAAAAAGAATACATATGGCTGGAATTTAAAAAAAATAAAAAGTTTACAATTATAATAATATGAAGATAGTAGAATTAATATTAGATGAAAGTCAAGAGTTTAATGGAGTTGATGCTATATCAATAGTAGAGAATCCAGCTATACAAAGTAATTTTGTAGCTCTTAAGGATCAGACAGTCAGATTAGCAGAGGTATCTAAAGAGAAAAGGTTACTACTAGGTGCTATCTTAATACCTAATAAACCAATACTAAGAAATGGAGATGATGAGGATTACTACATCTATTTCTCCAAAGACACAATAGAAAAAGCTAGTCAGATGTATTTAAAAGAAGGTAATCAGAAAAATGCATCATTAGAGCATCAATATGCACTTAAAGGTTTAACACTAGTAGAAAGTTGGATAGTCCAGGATGAAGTACATGATAAAAGTAGATTATATGAGAATACTAAAGAAGTTCCTTTAGGTACTTGGATGGGTGCTATTAGAGTTGATAGTGATGAAGTCTGGAAAGACTATGTAAAAGAAGGTGTAGTAAAAGGCTTTTCTATAGAAGGCTACTTTGCAGACAAAAGTGATAGACCAAAAGAGTCTATAAATGACTTTCTAAGCCAATTAGAAGCAGCAGAGGCAGAGTATCTATTATCAGAAATAGAAAAAGCTATCAATGAAGAAGAAGTGTCTCTAGAGACTTATAATGACTACCCAGAAGGTGTATCAAATAATGCTAAAAAGGGTATAGAGCTGAATGAAAAGATAAATAACAGATGTGCAACAGATGTAGGTAAGATTAGAGCTACACAACTTGCACAAAAAAAGAATATCTCAGTAAGTACTATTAAAAGAATGTATAGCTACTTATCTAGAGCTGAAGACCAATATAGAAAGAATGAGAATGATTCAGAGGCTTGTGCTAATATATCTTACTTATTGTGGGGTGGATTAGCTGCTTTGGGATGGAGTAGAAACAAACTAAGAGAATTAGGAGAGTTAGAACTTGAGACTATTGTAGTTGATGATGACTTTGCTATAATTGATGATAGATTAGCATACTCCTCTGTAGAAAAAGCAGAAGAAATGGCTAAGAATATTGGTTGTGAAGGTTATCATATGCATGAATTAGATGGTAAAGAATGGTTTATGCCTTGCTTTCAACATACATTAAAAGAGCCTTGTCAAGCAGGTTATGAAATGTATGGTTTTAAAATTAAAAATGGAAAGAGAGTTCCAAATTGTGTACCAATAAGATCATGATTATGCCAGGAAAACATTATAAAAAGAAGAAAAAGAAAAAGTAATGCCAAAAAGAAAGTTTTGGAGTACATCTGTCTTAGTTAAAAAGAAGGTCAGAAGAAAGGGAGTACATGCAAAGTCTAAAACATCTAAAAATAAAGGATCAGACAACTATGTAAAACCTTATAATCAACAAGGAAGATGAAAAAAAATAAAAGAAAAAATCCTGCACCATCATATACTAGTCCTATTAGGGCTACTAAAGGGTGTCTGTGTGATGACAATACATATCATCCAGATTGTTGTGATGGAACACTTTGGGGTCAAGGTGTAGGTCAGACAGAAAGTTAGACCAAAAATATAAATTTTTAATTCAATATAATTATATGATTATGAAAGCAACTGATACATTAAGTAAAATCAAAAACATCTTAGGAATGGAATTATCAAAAGATGAAATTAAGGATGTAGAGGTCAAAGCAGAAGAAGTTACTTTGGCAACTATGAACTTAGAGAATGGAACAGTCATTGAAGCTGAGGAGTTCTCTGCTGGTAAGGAAGTCTTTATTGTTACAGAAGATGATAAAGTACCTATGCCAGTTGGAGAGTACACTTTAGAAGATGGTAGATCAGTTGTAGTTGAAGAAGAAGGTGTTATTGCTAGTATTGCAGAGGCTACTGAAGAAGCAGTTGCTGAAGAAGAAGAAGTTGAAGCAAAAAAGGAAGAAGCATCAGAGGAATTAACTACAGAGTATGCTACTAAAGAACAGTTTGATGAACTGAAAACTATGGTTGAAGATATTAAAGTAAACCTTAGTGAAATGCTGAAAAGCAAAGAAGTGGAGTTAAGTGAAGTAAAAGAAGAATTATCTGAAACACCAGATGCAGCTCCTTTGAAACATTCTCCAGAAAATAAATCAAATGATGACTTTTATCATATTGCATCTCAGAGAAATGAGACTAGACTTGATAGAATCATGAGAAAATTAAGTTAAATAAATAAAAATTAAATAAAATGAGTAAACCTACTATAACTACAAGCTATGCAGGAGAATCAGCTAAAAAATATATTGCTGCTCAACTGCTAGAAGGTACAACTTTGGCAAATGGAGGAATGACTATTATGCCAAATGTAAAACACAAAAGTGTTATTCAAAAAGTGGATGTCTCAGGCTTAATTGCAAATGCCACTTGTGATTTTTCAGATGCTGGTACAGTAGCAATAAGTGAGAGAGTTATTACACTAGAGGAGTTTCAAGTAAACCTTAAATTCTGTACTAAGCAATTTGTTGATTCTTGGGAATCTGCTGAGCTAGGTGCATCAACTTTTAAGAATATGCCAAGCAGATTTGGAGACTTTATTATTGCAAACTTTGCAGACCAGATTGCAGCATCAGTTGAGAACTCAATTTGGCAAGGTGCAAATGCAACAGCAGGTCAGATTGATGGTTTTGAAACATTATGGGCAGCAGATGCAGATGTAATTGATGTTACAGCAACTACAGTTACAAGTTCTAATGTAATTGCACAATTAGGTGCTATATTAGATGCAGCTCCAAACACAGTATATGGTAAAGAAGATTTAACTCTATATGTCTCTAGAAACATTATGAAAGCATATGTAAGAGCATTAGCTGCACAGGGTGGTGGTTATGAAAATAGAGTGAATATGTGGTATGATATGAATACTCCATTAACTTTTGATGGTATTCCATTATTCTTAGCTAATGGTTTATCAGATGATACTGCTGCTTTAGCACAAAAATCTAACTTATACTTTGGTACTAACTTAGTATCTGATATGAATGAAGTTAGAGTAATTGATACATCAGAAACATTAGGAGACCAAAATGCTAGATTCATTTCTAGATTTGCATATGGAATCCAGTATGGATATGGTGCTGAGATAGTTTTCTATTCATAATAGAGTAATAAGTATAATTAACTAGTATATGGGAGGTGAAAGCCTCCCCATACTTAAAAAAAAATAAATAAATATGAGTTGTAATTTAACATCTGGAAGAATAGTACCTTGTAAAAATAAATCAGGATCAATAAAAACTGTATATTTTGCAGACTTTGGTACACTAGGAACTGTTACTGAATCTGCTGGTTTAGTTTCAGCATTTAGTGGTACTCCAGACTTTTATCAATTTGATGTAAGAGGAACATCTAACTTAGATACTACTGTAACATCATCTAGAGAAAATGGTACTACATTCTACACACAAACATTAACACTACAACTACAATATTATGATAGAGCAACAAGTGAACAAATTAAGTTATTAGCTGTAGGTAGACCACACATTGTAGTGGTAGATGCAGATGATAATTACTTATTAGTTGGGAGAGTAAATGGTGGAGAGCTGACTACTGGTAATTTTACAGTAGGAGCTAATATGGGTGATTTCAATGGTTTTAATTTAACTTTTGAAGCACTAGAAACTGCACCTCCTGACTTTGTAACCAGTACAGTTGTAACAGCATTAGCTAGTTCAACTCAAATAAGTACTTTTCCTACATCATAATAGTTAAGTGTTTTTCTAATTAAAGGGGGTCATCTGATCCTCTTTTTTTTTACAAAAAACTTTACACTTTATAAAAAACTATAAAAACAGCATTATATAAGTATGATATATTTAAGTGATGCAACATCTGCACAAACCTTTACATTTATACCAGAGGCATTTGTAATTAATGCAAGACTAGAAGTAAGAGATGAAGAAACTGGTATTAAGCAAACACATTTAGTACCTATAACAAGACTAAGTGGATATGCAGCAATAAATGTTGCTTTAACATTACAACAAGAAAAGTTTTATGAACTTAAAGTTATATCAGTAGGTTCTAACTGGGAAGATGTTACACAGTTTTGGAACTTGTTAAGTGTAAATTGGGAAGATGGGATTACAAGGTCTGGAAGTGCTTGGAATTTTGCTACTAATTCTTGGAATGAAACAACTGGGAATTGGGATACAGCTAGACAGCCAAAAGATTTAATAATATACAGAGACAGGATCTTCTGTACTAATCAGACAATATCTCAAGGAGCAAATGAATATTACAATGTTTACAAAGATGTTTATAAAACAAGCACATCTGGGACAAATAAATATAAAGTATATAATGCATAATTATGAGTAGACAACACAGAAGACCAAAATTTGAAGGTGATATTAGAGTAGTAGAGTTACAAGCATATACAGCTCCAAAGATAATAGAAGACCCAAGAAAAGATTTTGTAATGTATGGTGAAGATAATAACTATTATCAGTATTTAATTGATATATATAATGGTTCACCTACAAATCATGCTTGTATCAATGGTATAAGTGAAATGATTTATGGTAAAGGATTAGATGCTACAGATTCTAGTACTAAACCAGATGAGTATGCACAGATGATAGCATTACTTAAGAAAGATGTGATCAGAAAAGTTATATATGACTACTATCTAATGGGTGGTGCAGCTATGCAAATCATATATGGCAAGGGTAGAAAGAAAATTGTACAAGTTGAACACATACCAGTAGAGACACTAAGGGCAGAAAAAGCTGGTGAAAGTGGAGAGATAGAGGGATACTATTATTTCCCAGATTGGACTGAGTATAAAAGTTCATCAGAGCCTACTAGAATACCTGCTTTTGGTACATCTAAAGAGGCTAGAGAAATATTATTTATTAAACCTTACAAATCTGGATATTATTACTATAGTCCTCCAGCATATACTGGTGGATTACAGTATGCAGAACTAGAAGGTGAGATAAGTAACTTTCATATGAACAATATCAAGAATGGATTGTCTCCTAGCATGATCATAAATATGAATAATGGGATACCTAATGAAGAAGAAAGGTCTCTAATTGAAAAAAAAATATCAGATAAGTTTAGTGGCTCTAGTAATGCTGGTAAATTTATACTATCATTTAATGATAACACAGATAGTCAAGCTACTATTGAACCAATACAGTTATCAGATGCACACCAACAGTATCAATTTCTATCAACTGAATCTCAAGAGAAGATTCTGGTTGCACATAGAATTGTATCACCAATGTTATTAGGTGTGAAAAACAATACTGGTTTAGGTAACAATGCAGATGAATTAGAAAAAGCATCTATACTTATGGATAATATGGTGATCAGACCATTTCAAAATCTTATGATTGATGCATTTGATAAGATACTAGCTTTTAACAATGTTACTTTAAAGCTATACTTTAAAACACTACAGCCTTTAGAGTTTACAGACTTAACTAATGTAGCAGACAAAGAAACTAGAGAAGAAGAAACAGGACAAAAGCTAAGCCTAAAAAAGAATAATGTAGAAATACATAGAGTAAATGAAATACTTACTAAGGATTTAGCTAAACAGCTCATAGCATTAGGAGAAGAAGAAGACTTAGAAACTTGGGATGTAATCTCTGAACAAGAAGTAGATTATGAGAATGATGATAAGTTAAATCAAATGCTAGAACTTGCTAGTGCAAAAGATGTAAAGTCTACTAAAGCAAAAAAAAGTGAAGATGATAAAGCATTATTTAAAGTAAGATATAGATATACTGGTGGTGTTAGAAAGAACACTAGAGATTTCTGTAGAGTATTATTTAATGCTAAAAAGATTTATAGAAAAGAAGATATACAATCTATGGATAATGTTCCAGTAAATGCTGGATTTGGAAAAGGAGGCACAGACACATACAGTATATGGTTATATAAAGGTGGACCTAACTGTTATCACAAATGGACTAGAGTAGTTTACTTTAGAAAAAGAAACCCAGATGGTACATTTATGCCTAATCAGGGTCTGCAAAATGATAAAGTAGTTTCAGAAAGTGAAGCTAGAAGTCAAGGATTTAAACCAGCTAAAATTGGTAAGGCTGGAATAGCTCCTAGAGATATGGACAATCAAGGATATGCAACATCAAAAAAGAATAGGAAGTAATGGCAAAAGTTTTATTTATAAATAGAAATGATTTAGTAAAAAATACCATAATTGATGGTAATGTCCAGGCAGATAAGTTAATGCATTTTATAGAGATTGCACAAACTATTCACATACAGAACTATCTAGGTACAGATTTATATGAAAAAATTAAAACATTAATTGATACAGATACAATATCTGGTACAGTTTATGAAACTCTATTAGTCAATTATGTACAGCCTATGCTAATACATTATGCTATGGTTGATTTTCTTCCATTTCATTCTTACCAAATTAAGAATGGTGGAATATTTAAACATGTTTCTGAAAATGCAGAGACAGTAGAAAAGGCAGAAGTAGATTATTTAGTAGAAAAAGAAAGAAGTATTG